ATGGTGTCCATATACCCCATCTTTTAATCATGTTATTACCTAACCTAGTAATTACATGAGTAGAACCTATACCCCAGTTCTTCATTATCTATTTGGGTCACTACATATACGACTACCAAACTGGTCGTAACGAGCAACAACAATCTCTGTATCAGCTAGGTTAGTTAGTTCATCTGCAAAGTCAGCAGTGTATTCAATATAAGTATCTGTACCTGCTGCGTTCCATACCATTGTTCTAGTAAGGTGTGCAAACAATTTAACTGATACTAACTCTCTATTAGTATTAAACTCAAAACGATAGCTATCGTCTGGGTGTAGCTCTTTATCTACAGAGATAGGCATAGCTATGTTAGGATTGAGACTGTTAGCCCAAGCAAATACATCTACGTTACTACCTTGGACGTATACAGATTGCTTACCTAAGTTATTCATAGCTGCATCAAACATATCAGAGATACGATAAACAGTAAGACCAGCACCTAAAGGCTGCATAGAATACGCTGCATCATCCTTGTAGAATACTTCGTAAGTCTTAGTAGCTGTATCTAAGTCATAGATATAACGAATAAAGTCTTTGTCTGCTAACAAATTGTATTGAAGTTTGGAAGCTAAGTTACTGTCATTACCTACTGAACATTGATGTATTGTTAAAGTGTTAGGATTGTTTAAATCTTTACCTATTACAAATACAGGATAAGGAAATGTTTGCTCTGGAAATACAGAAGTAATTTGACCTAGCATATCTTCGATGCCTGTATCAATATCACTTTCACCCCAATATACTCTATTAGTGACAGTTTTGTTTTCTATGTACGTTCTAAATAATATCACGAGGTTGCTCCAAATATATTACCATTGTTTGTTAGCGATAGCGTATTGCCATTAGGTAAAACAGCTTTACCAGCAGCACCACCTGTACCTCCAACGTAAGATGAACCAAAAATGTTTTCGCCATTGGCTCCAGCAACTCCTCTATTACCACCAGTACCGCCAGTCATTTGTACATTGCCTGAGTCTGATCTACCACCAGCGCCACCAGCGCCACCAGTAGACACCCCACCTGTTGCACCAGCAGAGCCACTACCTGTACTACCATAACCACCAGCTCCACCAAGACCTACACCAGAACCGCCGCCTCCTCCGCCGCCACCATAATTTGTATAAGTTGTCGGATTTCCTTTACTTGACTGACTATAATTCCAAGAGCCAGCACCACCGCCTCCACCACCACCACCATTAATAAGGTTGTTGTTTGTTAATGTGGTTGGGAAACCTAAATCAATAGCATGGCCACCAGCACCACCATCCGCACCACCAGAGGCTGAACCGCCAGCACCTCCACCACCACCAAAGGCTCTAATTCCACCATTGTTAATGATAGTTACAGTATCACCAGATGCAAAAGTTCCTGTTCTTAATGCTGCGGTAGCTGCGGTAGTTGATGAAATAGTACCACTGATTGTTAGTGTTACGTCAGAACTACCTGCAATATAAGTGCCACCACGATTATCGAATAGATTATAGTTAGCAACATTACCTAGTGTAATGTTAATAGCTACTCGATTACTAGTACCATAAAAGTCAGTAAGGCTTATCTCACCACTGCCAGTTACACCACCAGAACCATAATACTCTGAGATGCTGATAGGATTACTACCACCAAACTCTGTTTGTATCTCGCTAAGAGATATAGCTCCTGATGATTGTAGTGCCATTACATAGTTCCATAAGCTGTTACATCACCTACCACTGTTAGATTACCTGAGCTATCTAACTTCATCTTATTTGTGCCACTATGAGCAAACTTTAATACACCACTAGCTTCTGTTATTGTCCAGTCACCTAAGTCTACTGTTGTAACGCCTACTGTACCAGTAATAGTTATATCGCCAGTACCAGTAATGTCATTAGAGTTTAAGTCTAAGTCACCACCTAACTGAGGAGTAGTATCACTTACTACGTCACTACCTGAGGCTGCCCAAGTTAAACCTCCTGAGTTACCTGACTGTGCTGTTAATACGTACCCATTTACAGCGGAGTTAGAAATCTTTAGGTTATCTTCATCTACGATATTAGATGCGATAACAGTTGCACCATCGGCTGTGGAAGTAACTTCGCCTGAGTGGTTAGGATGTACATAGTTGTTAGCACTAGCAGTAATGCCATTTAATTTAGTATGGTCAGCGTCCGTAAAAGTGTTACTATCTGATGCTGCCTCTACTGCTGCTTTAATCTCATCATTAGTTTGGTCTGCTGTTGCAGATGCTTCTATACCATTAAGTTTTGTATGGTCTGCATCCGTAAATACATTACTATCAGTAGCAGCTTCTACTGCTGCCCTTATCTCTGCATTAGTTTGGTCTGCGGTTGCATTAGCTTCAATGCCATTTAACTTAGTGCCATCTGTTTGTAAATCTCTGCCATCAACTGTACCAGATACAGTAATGTTACCATTAATTGTTATAGCAGCAAAAGTAGGTGAGCCTGTAGCAGCTAACTCATCTTGTGGTACTGCGTTAGCTGCGGCAGTTGCGGAGTTTGCTGATGCAGTTGCTGAGTTAGCAGATGCTGTTGCTGAGTTAGCAGCAGCGGTAGCGGAAGAAGATGCTTCGCTAGCTTTAGTTGTTGCTGTGTCTTTACTTGTAGATGCTTCACTTGCTTTAGTACTAGAAGTGGAAGCGGAATTAGCGCTTGCAGTTGCAGAGCTTGCTGCGCTCGATGCAGAACCACTTGCGGCTGTTGCAGAAGTTGCGGCTTCGTTAGCCTTAGTTGTTACAGCGGTTACAGTAGCGTCATTATTACCACTACCAGCACCACCTGTTCCTCTAAATATTGCCATTCAGACCTCTGAAACTTAAATTAAAAAGGAGGCCACCTAAGCAGCCTCCCAAACTAATAGCTAAATTACTTAGCTACTGCGATTACTAAACCGCTTTCTGGACGTACTGTCTTAACACCATAAAGTGTATCGGCAGTCATTAAGTCACCCAACCACTCTTGCTTGTATTGAGTTTGAGTACGAACACCCATTTGCTCAACAAGAACCATTGCGTCACGTTGTGACATAATTGCACCAACAGTGTCAACAGCAGATGCGCTGTTATCACCAGCAGTTTCAACTACAGGTAGGTTGTTAGATACAAAAATATCTACACCATATAGCTGGCCGATTAAGCCATTCTGTACACCCTGACTGCTTACAAAGTCAGAAGATACGTAACGATCAATACCCATTAACTGACTACGTACTGATGGAGGAATAACTAAGAAACGATTGTCCATAGGAGTATCGTTGTCATCCAGCTCTTTGATTAACTCGCGGAAAGCAAGGTCAGTAAATACGTCAGTTACGGCTACAGTGTCAACTGCGTAAGCAGCAATACCATTAGCAGCATCAACGTAGAAGCTGTTAGAGTGAATAAAGTCAGAACCAGATCCGTTGTCGTCACCAAAGGTCTTAGCTAGTAAGCCAAGAGAGCTATCTACTTGCTTAGCTAGTGCATAACCAGCGTCATCAGTGTAGAACTTACGTAGTGATGGTTGTGCTTGAACGTCAGTAATGTCCTCAATTAAACGTGAGTACTCAAAGTGTTGATCGATAGTAGCAATTACTTCAGACTCAGTTGCAGCAATCAATGTTACTTGAGTTTGAGCTGCCTTAGCTGAAGCTGCGCCACGAGTAGGCTTAGGGATATGAATAGTATCGCCTTTCTTGCCTGCGTGTGACATCTTGTTTACTACGTTGGCTAGTACCAAGTTGTTTTTGTATGCTGCTACAACTTCGTCTGACCAAATTTCTGGGATAAATTTCGCAGCCGTTGTATTGGTTACGTGTGCTGTTCCTAGTGCCATTTTCTAATACCTTTTATAAATAAGTTGAGTTATCGAACTCGCCCTTCTTCATATGCCTTTTGAATTTCTTCAATGTTAGCCATATATTTATCTGGGTCTGTTCGCATTAAATTGACTATTGTTGATCTCTTATAAATTTTACGAGAGATAGGTTCTCCAGAGCCTTTACCACCAGTGCTTGCAGATTTAAGTTGTTTCTTTCTATCGCTTTCATTTACTTCTTTAACTTTATCTACTTGTGCAGTACGCTCTTGCCATGTAGACAACAGCTCATCAGCAGAATTAAAGTCGTAATTATCAGCTCTTTGTAACAACTCTTTACGTACTTCAGATGCCTTAATCCATTCTACAAAGTTAGGATCTTTAATAGTTTCAATATAGTTAGGGTGCTTACTAGCAACCCTACCCAAAGACTCTTGTTGTTGTTGCTTTAAGAGTAGTTGTTTAATCTCTGCTAAGTCAGGGTTATCTTTAATACGTTGGTCTACAGCCTTTAAGGGATCTTCAAAAAAATCTTCAGGCTCTTTAACTTCTTGTTTGACTTCTTGATTCCTTGTCTGGATGAAATCATCTACAATAGGTCGCAAGCGTCCAAGTTCATCACCTTGTTTACCTAAAAGCTTTTCAAGCTCTTGGTGCATCTGAACAACTTCCCTAATATTTTTCTTCGCATATTTAGGGTCAAGGTCAGATAGGTCATCTTCTTGTTCGTCAGAAGCGTTTACCTCTACTTCCTCTGGTAGAGAAACTTCTTCTTGCGTGGCGGGTACTTCGTCATCAAAGGAATTGACAAGTACTTCACCTTCTTGTAAACTCATGTTATCATCTAGGGGATGTGTATCTGTAGTCATTTTAATATATTCTCCGTACTTATAAAAAGTATTATGGATTATTTGCCGTTATTAGCACCAGCTCTCTCATGCTCTTTTATCCACTTAGTATCTTTATCAGGCCATCCAAAGCCTTTAAAGTGCGCGGGAACAGGTGAGATTATGCGATGCGATGTGTGACCACACTCAGGACACAAGACTGTTCTTTCATCGGAGCCAGTCATGTGTTCAGTTATGTGGTCGTTAGTGCATTGGTAATCGAATATTTTAAATGCCATCCGATACCTCTGCCTCTTCCTTGACAAGCTCATAACCATTGGTTATACTATCTTGCCAGTTAAGAAGTCTTTGAAACACTTGCAACTGCCCTTGAGCTA